CATGATCATTATCATTTCTTCAGTGCTTGTATCTGGCATTATATCTTCCATTAGTTTATTTTTAATTAATTCATTAGCTCCACCTTCATAACCTATTCTACCGCCATCTTTTTGACCAGCAAAGAAGTTTTCTAAGTAACCTGCGTACTGTTCTTGTTTCGCTTCTTTTTTAGCTTCATCGTAAATTTCTTCTGTAAGCTCTACTCCCGCATCATCTGCTAAGGCTAAAGCTTCTGCGTATGATCCAGCGAAAGCTATTGCTCCCATTACTGCTGCTTTGTCTATATTACCATCTTTATCATAAAATGCTGCTTTACCAAATTTTTTACCTAACTCTAAAGTTTTATTTCCTAAACTTTTGTAATCAAAATCTCCAACTGCTTTAAATAAATTAAATTCTTTTGCTGCTGCTTGTTTAACATCCCCTACTAGAGACATATCCGCAGCGTCTACTAATGCACTTGCTGTATTGTTAGGAACGAAAGATAATTCACTAGCATTAGCTAATGTTTCAGCTCCACCTCTCATGGGAAAGTTTCCTTCCGCCAATAAACCTGTGTTTTCTGCTTGCACAGCTCTTCCTAATTCAGCCGGATCTCCTACACCTTGAATTGCTGGAGTTCCTTGGTTCGAAAACATTTTACCAAGACCTGTTTGATTTCCTAAAGGGGAACTAAATCCACCTCTAAAACCACTTCCAGTAAATGCTCCGCCTTGTCCAAAAGGATTACCTTGGAAACCTGCGCCACCTGCGTATCTTGCTAACTGACCCCCACCGTAATTCATAGCTCCAGCTTTTAAACCTGAGCCAATACTTCCTGTTTGATCAAAGGTACCAATACCTGACATTACTCCTGCAAGAGCAGGGTTAAAAGGTGCAACAAACGGTGCAGCTTTAGTAGCAATATCTGCTACTTCATTGGGTATAATTTTTCTAACGAATTTTTTAAGTGAACTTCCTAAACCAAAATTTTCTCTTGGTGTAACGTCCATGATTCCACCACTTGCTCTTAGTTGTCTGTTCATTAAAGATCTAGATATTGCCATAATTTAAATATATTTATATTGTTAAGCAGGCATCGAAATCCTGTAATACGGTACTTTATTTGATTTTTTTGGTATCGTCAACAGATTTTACAGGTTGTGTAGCCTGCCACAAATCATCTCTAAAACGACCTTTATATTGATGGTCTCCGACATGAGTAATATAGTCATCTATGTAACCGTACACCTTACCTCCTATATCTGCCCATCTTTGACAGAAACCAAAGTCTTCTCCAAAATAACGTTTAGTTTTAACATCATGTAAGGTATCAAAAAAATTATACATATTGTCTTTCTTGACTTCTTTACCATTAATGACAGTAGGTTGGAAAATTTCTAGTTCAGGATAAGCTTTAATCATCTTATCAAACACTTCTCTCTTAATTAACATACATCCCGTAGGAGCATGAGTAAGTTCAATAACTCCTTTATCTACTGTTATTGAGTGAGGATCTTTTACTTTAACAGGGAAAGTATACCCTGCTGTAGCTAATTCTTCAGCTTTGGTAACAGCGTTTTCTTTAACAGTAGTTCTTCTCCACATCTTGTCCCAATTTAAATCTTTCATAGGATAAGGACACGATATAATATCTTTGTCTTTTTCAAGCATTTTAAAAATAGTTTTTGATTCAAAATCTATATCGGAGTCTATAAACAATAAATGAGTGTAGTTCTCAGGACCATTTAACATTTCAGCTACACATAAATTTCTTCCTTGGGTTACTAGTGAGGATTTTAATAAAGTGAAACTTACCATTATTTTCTTTTGCCAACATTCCATTTGAAATTTTAAAACAGCTTGACAGTAATGCATAGAAACATCGCTATGACAGGGAGTGCATACCATAATTTTAATAGGAGAATTATCTCCTAGATTAACAGTTCTTACAGAAGCGTCTGTTCCTGGTTCTACTTTGTTTGTTTTTATCGTCTGATAAGTGTCTGCATTAAGTGTAGTAACTTTGTTTTCATTAAACCATATAGGTTCGTTAGACTTTCCCATGCTGTATTGCTCCTTTTAAAAATTTAGTCCAAGAAGATGCTTGCTTAGGCCACCCGTAATAAATTTTTGCATAACTCGATTGAGAGTCGAGATGATTAATAATACTTTGATCGTGTAAAGTTTGAGCCGCTGCTTCTATACCATAAGCAAATTTTTCAGCTAATCCTCTGTAATTTTCATCATAAGGTATATACATTGGAAATTCTGCACCGGTTTCAAATAGAGCTCCATAGTTCGTAGTAATACAATAGAGACCCGCGGCCATAGATTCTAATAAAGATATACAAGAAGTTTCTTCAAAGATACTTGGATAAACATACATGTTATAAGTATGTAAATTATCTAAAATATAATCATTTGGTTTGTATCCAATGTAATTAACGTTAGGAAGATTTCTTGCTTGTTCATATAAAGACTCGTAAGCTTTATCGTTTTTTTCATAAAAGTTTTTACCATATACTTCAGTCGATGAATAAACATCTAAAGTAATTAAAGGGTTTTTAACAAGTTGCATTGCACCTAGTAAAACTGAAAGTCCTCTCCAGGGTGTGTTTTGATGTATAATTTTAAGAGGCTGTCCTTGTTTGTAAGGAGCAGCTTGTTTAATATCTTTACCTAAACCATTTTTTATTACAATGCATTTATGGTTAGGTAGATTGTACATCATTCTAAATTTTTCATGACTCCAATGAGAATTGAATACATACCAATCATATTTGTCGTGATTAGATTTGTCACTCATCCAGGGAGCAATGTTAGGTTGATCGTATGAGTTTTTTTGCCAAAGTATATTTAACTTTGTTGGATGTAATGGAATTTTTTCAGGGACAGAGGTAGTAATCTGAACTTGATCTAATAATTGTTTGTCTACGTATTTTTCTAAGTATTGAAACTGTATTTCTGTTCCGCCTTTAGGCTTTTCGTTTAGCATTGTTCATAACTTTCTGAAGAACTTCTAATCCTTTTGGAGAAACGTGAACTGTTACGTCTTCAACAATATTGGGTCCTTCTACTTTCTTAGTTGATGTTTCACCTGTTTTTGTATTTCTATAAGTTGTTATAGTTGTACAATTTATCTTCGGTAAGTCTTCATTATCCATTTTCATTCTCTCTGTTTATTAAAGCATAACTAATGATACCTGAAATTTCATTAGCGGTGTCTGCTTGCATTTTTATAACATCCCCTGCTTCTAAGTTCAAGGTATTTGTTAGCATGTTAACAGTAGATTTATTTAAAGTTTCATGGCCAATTTGAACGTCACTTCCAGAAACTTTTTTAACAAAAATATCTGTATCCACAGCACTTGCAGTATCGTGGACTGCTTGAACTGTTTTAACTATTCCAACAGAGGAAGTGGAGATAGTCAATACTGTAGTTAAATTAGTAGTAGTTAAACTAAAAGTTTGATTGTTATAAAATATACTCATTAGGATAAAAAATAATTTAATGCTTCTTGGTCATTTTTCATATCTTCTTGAAAAGAAAAATTAAGCTGTTGTTTCATAGTAGTTAAAGACTCTACAATCTGTCTTTGATTCTCTACTTCGTACTCTGGTTTAGGTTCAGGAATATAGTTAGTTAATTTAGCCACCGTGTTTAGCACCTTTCATGATAGTACCATCTGGCATTTTATGAGTTTTCTTTTTAGAATCTTTAGCAAATTTCTTTGCAACTTTAGGTTTGTTTTTAAATAAATATTTTCTTTGTTTTTCTGATTTAAAAGGCATTATCTTCTCCCGTCTGGTCTTGCGTCTAATCTTAAAGTGCCATAACGCCAAGTTTCACCTACAGCATCATTAGCTATTTGAATTGCTACAAATCTTGCTCGTGCACGTGTGTCTATTTTATCAGTGGTAGTGGTGATTGTAAAGGGTCCTAAAGAAGAGCTTACTGCTGTCTCACTTGGATAATCATTTAAATATAAAGTAATTTTAGAATTACCTGATAGGTATTTATAATCAGGTATAAATCTTTTAACGGACATCATGTATTCTCCATCTCCTGCAAGGTCGGCTATATTATTGTTATTAGTTATCTCAAAATCTCCAGATAAAATAAAAGCATCAATGGAAGTTGTCCCGGTGCTATTAATCTGATCCGTTCCTGTTTCATGAGCGTAGTAAATAGAGGCTCCGTACTTATTTGTAATTCCTAAAATTTCTGGAAATACTGGAGCAGTTGAATCGTCATACTCTGTAGCATATGGTAAATTAAATACTCCTTGATCTTGATAAGTCGTTCTGGCTATTGAAGAAGTAGTCCAAACATTTTCACCATAGTTATACGTAACACATCTATCCACTTGATCTGAATTTGCTGAAGGATAGAACCAATTAATTTCTGTGTATAAACTATTGGGAGAAGAGTAAATTACATCTGAAGAACCGTAGTTCAACCCTAAGTTTCCCGTACCTGTATTTAAAAATACAAAGTCTTCTACTAAAGAAGGTAAGGCTTTTACCGTACCATCGTATACAAAAAATCCTCCTTCACCTGACATCCACCACACAGCACCATTTGCGTAAGAAATAGCATGTTGGCCAATGCAACCACAGTTAGTACCTACTTGTCTAACCGAAAAAGTATAAGGAGGTCCAACGTATTGAATTACATAAGCTGCAATATCGGTTACTACAAATATATAATCCTTACCTTGTATGGCGGCTCTGATTTGATTACCGGTATCTAATCTAAAAGTACCAGCAGTATTGGTTGCTGTAGGTTGATAAGTGTCTAAATCTTCTTGATTAGAAAATCTTACAAACATCGGATCTTGAGTGGTAGGGTCCCCAATAGTTGTTTCAGTTCCTAAATGAAATAAATGTCTGTCTCTATCGGATACAATAGTAAACCTTGAAGCCGTTGGATTGTTTGTTGTTACAACGCCCGAAGTACTTGTAGAAGCTCTTATTCCTCTGGGTGAAGAGGCTCCTGCATTCCAAGTAAAAGTTTTTCCATTAAATATAGTTGCAACCAATACTTGACCAAAATTATCCAAAGACCAATTTCCTGGATCCAAGGTTACGGTACTTGTAGATCTTTCCGTTCCCCAAGTCTCAGCGCCCCAAGAAGAAGTTCCCCAACCATAACCTGTTGTTTGAGTTGTGGGTCCAATTATCACATAAGGATTAACTGTAGCCGCTCCTGCTGCAGTCATACCTGCACCTGTTTCAGCGCTTACTGCTTGAACTGTAAATTTGTCAATTGTAGGGACTGTTAAAATTTCATAAACTTTTTCTAAATCACCTGCTGTATAACCACTTGCTCCTGTGACCGTTACTGCAGATAAAGTCACATATCTTCCAACTAACAATCCATGAGAGCCTTTGTCTATTGTTAAAACATCAGATCCATTGACTGTAGTTAAAGTACAACCTGTAATTGCTGTATCTAATGGAGTAATGTCAAAAAAAGCATTACCGTAAAATAAAAATAAACCTTGAGAAGTTCCGATAGCGGTATACCTTTCTCCTGCAAAAGAAGTAAAAGCAAGTTGTTTTCTTGCTGCTCCAGGAAGAGTTTTATTGGCTGCAGTTAACTGCGACCAACCACCTATT